GCGAGCACCTGCCTGCGAAACGATTGATGTCCCTTGGTGTTGTATGGGTTGCGTCCACGGGTACGGGTGCGGTCCCGTTGGGCTCGGGTGCAGGCGTCGCATTTGCGTGCCGGCGTCTCGATGAGGTTCGGACATCCGGGTGTCGAGCAGACTCGCCAGCTCATGTATGCCTCGCAGTCATTGTGTCCGTTGGCGTGTCTTGGTGTCCCCGGCTTGCATATCTATAGTTATTGTGTTACTATAGATATGTCAGCAGAAAGGAGGTCCGATGAATCCAAAGGATTGGTTCGATGTCATCAACGGCATCATCGCCAACGTCCTCGCCGCGATAGCCATAATCATCGCAATCAGACGAAGACCGAAGCACAAGAAGTAAAACAGGTTCCGGCTAACCCTACTAGCCGGAACCTCCCCGCCAATCCTATCTCATCGGAAACACATCATGAGAACATCACTGATTTTCGGAATCGTGGCCCTGACGTTCGGAGCCATGGCCCTGGGCGGCGCGCTATCCGACAGCCCGATAGTATCTGGCAGCTTCGGTCTCGCGGCCGGAATCATGGGCCTTGCGGCCGGAATCATCAACGGCAAGGAAGGCAACAATGGCGACTGAATATCTCGGCGTCAAACAGGTCGCAGAACGCCTCGGCATCACCAGTGGCGGCTTGCTCAACCTCAAACTCCCCGAACCCGACGCGACCATAGGCCGCACGCGCGGCTGGTTGCCTGAGACCATCGATGAATGGAACGCTCAACGTCCGGGACGTGGTGTCGGAGGGGGGAGACCACGCAAAAACAAAGCATAGATACGCGAAAACCCAGCCACATGAGCTGGGTTCTTCGACACTAATCCACTGACATTATGCGGTCACAGTCAGCTCTTTGTCAAGTCCGCCACTGATGACGAGCCGGTAGACGCTGCTGTATGAAATGCCTTGAGGCGTGACATCAAGCTTGCCTCGGGATTTCCACACGGTGAGCGTATGCCTTTTGACGGTGATTCCCGCGTCCGTGAACACCTTGGCTATCTCAGCCGCAGACCCGCGCCTGGAATCATCCCAACACAACGCCCTGAGCCTACGCAGTTTAACCATCTGCGCTCGCTGTTCCCTCCCGCAGACCGGGCATGTCACCCACTGGTCTGCTGCCCCAGCGGTGAGCATGGTCTCGCATAGTTCGCAGGTTCCTATCTCGCGGCGTTGCTCCGGCGGGTCCAGCGCAGCATCGACTTTGCGGGCGATGCCGTCAACGACGTGCATGTAGAAGCCCGCGTCCGCGAACGTGGCGAGCCTGGGGTGGCCTGCGCATGCGATGAGCGTGGCCTTCAGATCCTCGTTGCGTTTGTCCTTGCGCCAGTCCAGGGCGTCGATGCCGTCGAGGCAACGCCATAGTTCACGGGCCGTGGCGTCGAGCATGTCGATCAGGTCGAGCACGTCAAGCCTGATAGGAGTCGGGGGAGTGGCCGTCTGGATTCGCACGGGCGAATGCCCGCCCGGATGCAGGGTCGCGTCCAACGAGTCGTGCAACGGCGTGACGTCGCGCGCCAGTCGCAGGAGCGTGCCGGCGAAGCGCAGCTCGCACGCCGTGCACAGCGCGTACCCGTTTTCGATTATGGTGTTGCAGTTCTGGCAGTTCACGAAACCCCTCCACATCGGCTAAACTGGTTGCTTGCTGACATGCCCTCCGCCTCGTGTGGAGGGTTTCGTTTTTTTATCTGGTATTTCAGTTCATTCCTCGAACAGCGGCGGTTCAATGAACTCGACCTTGCATGGCGGTTTCGGCCGACCGTCGCCCTCGCGGATGATCGCGCGCACCTCCTCCAACGGCAGACCCAATTGACGGGCCGTATCCGTCGCGCCGTAGCCGCGCCCGTGCCATGCGAGCACCTTGTCGCGTATCGCCTGACTCGTCACTTCGCAACACCTCCCGTATGCGGATCAATCAAGTCGCATGACATGGCATCGACGCGCTCGCCGGTTCGAGCCTCGATGCATAGGCGGCGAACGTCGCCCGTGGTCTCCACCTGCTGCACGATGCGCTGGCTGGGGCCGGTGTCCATCGCGGCGTACGCGGCCAGGCCGATGGCGGATACGATGGCGAGTGCCAGTATCGCGATGATGATGGTGAACAGGAGTCCGATGGTGGATTCCACCGACCAGCTTTCGCGCCTCATCGGGTGCCTCCGGCGAGCGCGCTATAAAAACCGGTGGTGATTAATGTAGTTCTGTGGTGGACTAATGTAGTTTTTTCATGGTCGTATTTCCTTGAGTACGTTGATGGAGCGGAAGAGTTCGGTGTTGAGTGTTGGGTTTCCGTTGGCGTCCGGTTTGATGACGGTGGCGAGATTGTCGGCGTCGGTGAGTGTCCACCAGCCGTTCTGCATGAAGCAGGAGAGATAGCCGTCCAGTGTTTGGCCTCTCCTCGTGAGTCCGATGAACCGGTGCAGGTCAAGCTCTCCCGGCGTGGAATGCCGCCAGTCGATGCTTTCGCTCACGTTCATTCCTCCGGCTCCTGTGATTCGTTGTAGAAGTCTTTGGGAGTGATGGTCACGCTGATCTGGCATCCGGCGGCGAGCGCCGCGCTGATGATGTCGGTGAGGTTCGTGTTCTCGTTCATTCTGCTGTTCCTTTTTTCTGGATTGTTGTGATGATTGTGCGCACCCGGTTGCGGTAGATGGCTTTGTTGCCGTCCGGTAGTCTGTTCCAGTCTGAGTCGAGGAGCAGGCCGGAACTGTTGCAGTCCGAGTAGTAGAGCTGTTCGGCGGCGGCTTCCACCTCCAAGCCGGTGGGCTCCCGTTCCGCACCGGTCATGTACGCCTCCTGCAAGTCGTCACTGGTGTAGACCTGGGCCAACGTGTCGTGCACGTCGTCCACCGTGCAGTTGGGGTAGCGGAAGCACGCTTCCTTGCTGATGATGCTCATGATTCCTCCTCGGTTTTCATCGTGTTGACGGCTGCGAGCGCCTTTTTGGCCGCGTGCAGCCATGCCTGTTTGGAGACTTCGCTGACGGCGTCCCAGTTGGTGGGGCCGGGTGTGCCCTCGAAGAACCCTCGGGCGCAGGTCTCGATCTCCTCGTCTGTGGGCTCGTCCGCGTTGAGTTCGTTTTCGATGCGGATGGCCAGGTTGAACGCCTTGTCCCAGCCGGCCTGGTAGCCGACGACGAACGCTTCGGCGGCTGACTCGTTGCCCAGCCCCGCGTCGGCGAGCGCCGCGAGGGCCTGTTGGGTGAGGTCACTCATCGTCGTCCTCCACGATGGTCGGCATGCCGCTGGTCTCGTACATGGTTCTGGCCACCGCCTTGAGGTTCCGGATGGCCGTATCGGAGTATTGGCCGAGGTGCAGGATGCTCACGCCTTCCAGCACGCAGGCGCTCGCCAATGCTTCGGTGAGTTGGTCTTGTGTCCAGATTCGTGCCGTGTGGCTCATGCGGGTCTCCTTCGTGGGGTGCAGTGCTCGTGTGCCGGTTGGTCGTCCTCCATCCATTGGTCCTGGTTGTTGAGCCAGTGTTTGACGCATCGGGTGTGGTTGTCGGGCACGGGCTTGCGGCACAGGATGCAACGTGGCTTCATGGCCGGTCCTCCTTTTCTGCGAGCGCCGGCCCCGTCATGAGGGTGAGGTAGTGGCGGTATTCCGCGATGTCCCTGTCGAGGCAGTCGTGGACGCGGTGCGTGGGTTTCATGCGGTGCTGGTATGGGTCTTGGCCGCAGGCTTTGGCTGCGAGGCGCAGTGCGGTGACGTCCAGCATGCGGTAGTGCAGCAGTTCTCCGAAGCCCGTCATGCAGAAGCGTTCGACCATGGGCAGGTCGAAACGGCTGATGTTCGTGCCGGCCGGGTGCAGGACGTACGTGGTGGCCATGCCTTGGATGAACCGCAGGGCCTGCTCGGCGATGACCCTGGGTGAGTTGGCCAGCGGGTCGCAGGATTCGCATTGGGCGAGCAGACCGTTGTTCAGATGCAGTTCCAGGGCGGAGGGCTGCACGGTCAGCAGGGTCTCCCGGCCGATGTGCACCACGGCCTCGAACCGCCCGTATTCGTGCATGGCGTCCAGGCTGATGCAGCGCAACCCGATCTCCAGTATCGAACACATGTTCGCATCGAGGCCGG